TTTTCTAAAGTTTTTAATTCATATAAGTTTTTTCTTTTTTTTGCCATGTTATTTCTTCCTTATTTTTTTACCATAAGTTTTTTTAAACTTCTTATAAACTTTAGGCTTGTTGATTGCTAAATATGTTCTTTGTTTCTTAGATTTAAAAGGCACTACTTATAGCCTTTACCATAACCACGTAAGGCTTTGCCAACTCCTATAGCTCCACCATGTTTTCTTTTAATAACTCCTCTACCTATAAGAATATCTTTCTGTGTAATCTTACCATCACCTGAAAGATCTTTCATAGTTCCACCTTTTTTCTTTTTAATATTGCCACCATATTTTTTACCTGTAAGTGCTTGTACTTCTTTTAATTCTTGAGCACTTATTTTTCCACCTCTACCATATAATATTTCCATAACTTCTTCTGGAGTTACAGCATAGTCACCTGTATTAACAACTTCACCTTTATTATTAATTTTAATAGAACCTTGTTTTACAAGTCTACGTACTTGTGCTGCAGAAAGATCTTTTCTTTTAGGTGGTATTTGTTGAGATTTTAATCTACCTAATGAATCTCTATTACCACCTGCTGTACTTTTACCAGACTCAGATAATCTATCTGCTTTTTGTTCTTTTGCAATACTTAATATTTCTCTTTTTTCTTTTTTAGTTCTTCTAATAGTTTTCTTTTTTTCTTGTGGAAAAATGGCTGCACCCTTTGGATTTTTCTTTTTAGTGAGAGCTTTTTCTAATTTTTCTTTATTAGTTTTACGACCACGATTAGATTTACGACCAGATTTAATTAATCCTTTTAATACTTTAAGTCCTACTGCTGCTGCCATTTACTTAACCTTTCTTATAACCTTTACCAAAACCACGCAAAGCAGTTCCAGTTCCTATAGCTCCACCATGTTTACGTGCTACAGTATTCTTATATACTTTTCCACCCATAGGTTTTTTAGTAACTTTATATACTTTACCACCCATAGGTCTTTTAGTAACATTACCACCTTTTTTACGCATAAGCATATCTGTTGAATCTGCACTAGCATCTGCTCGACCCATTGAAAATTCTCTAGCATCTTTTATTTTTTTACGTAATGTTCCAACGCCAGGTTCTTTAATTCCTTTTAATGAATTAAAAAATTTTTGAAGTTGTGGAACACTATATTTATCTGCAATTTGTATATCATCTAATTTCTTAAATGCATTTACTGCTCCTTTTCCTATAGCTTTTAAAATTCCTACTTTACTTTTTGGTATCTCTGCCATTTACTTTACTCCTGTTATTGGTGAGCTTTTAACTCCACCTATTTCAAATGATTCGCCTTGAGGATAGGCTGCATCAGATACAGCTTCTATTTTACCTTGTACTGCAGGTCCTTTACGAGCTGCACCAAAGCCTTGTCCTGTTGGTTTGCCTGTTAGTTTATCAGAAGATACCAAGTTTAAACTTCCTATAGTTCTACCTTGTGATCCAATTATAAGTTCTTTATCCATTTTTCTTTTTCCTTTTAGTTTTAGTTTTCTTTTTCTTTTTAATATTTGGTTTAGTTATTTGTTGTCTTATACTAGATCTTCCTATCATCTTTTTTTCTTTCTAATTTTTCCACCATTTTTTAATCCAGTCATTTCTACTATTCCTACATCTGCTAATCTATTATATCCTTTAGCTACTAAAGCAGCTCCTTGCATAGTTTTATATTTTAAATTTCTACCTAGTCTTTTAACTTTACTGCTCATTAATTAGCTCCTTGTATAACTGGTGTTGGTCCACCTGCAGGACTTGCTGGTGTTTCCATATCATCTCTTCTAGTACGTCTTGCTTGATTACGAAGACCATCTACAGAATTTTTATAAGATGCTTCCCATGCTTGAACTACTTGAAAATCTTTTATAAAATAATTAGCTTCTATCATACAGGCATTAAATAAAGCATTATAACAATTCTCACTAAAGTAATTAGAAGTTGTTGCACTTGTTCCTGTTGCACTTGATAAAGCTAATGGTTGTTTTGTATATTGAACTTCACCTGGTAATGTAGAAGTAGGTGTAGGTACTATGTAGATTTGTGTATTTGTTTTACGAGAATAGTAACGTGGAGTTCCTACAGATGTAGGTTTGTTCCAGTAGTCTATTGCATATTCATATGTTCTTTGTAGTAAAGGAGTAATACCTTGTACTTCTCCAAAGATACTAGCACTTGTTGTAAAGTTTACATTACGTACAACTAATGCACCATCAGGTAAACTTACTACTGGATTTCCTGCTGTAAAAGTAATAGATGTATAACTATCTAAAGCTACATCATCTAACTCTTTCATTATACGACTTTCAGCTTTTTCTATAAAGACAGGGATTTGAGTAGCAAACTCATTGGAGTCATTCTCTATTGTATTTACAATGTCATCTTTTAAATAAGAATAGTTAGGCATATGTTTATCCTAAAATTAAAGTTACACTACCTGCATCAGGAGTAGCAATACTTACATTACCTTGACATCTAAGTCCTGTTTCTCCCATATAAATATCTGCTGTACCACTTGCAGGAACTGTAAAAGATATTTTACTTCCTCCTACATCTCCTATAACAATGTTTCCAGCAACAGTAGAATAAGCATGTATAGCTACAATACGATTTACCATAGAAGCTGCAAGAGAACCTGGATTAGCTGTTACAGAAGCTGCTTCTATAATTAAACCATCTGCTCCTGCTTTAAAAGCTGTTGTAATATTTGTAGACATATTTTTTCCTTAAATTATAAAGAGGAGAATATTTCTACTCTCCTCAATATATTTAGTAATTAGGCTCCTTGATTTCCAAACCAACCACGCCAGTCAGAAACACCAAAAGAATATCTTTCACGTGCTTTGAAACGTAAGTTGCCAGTATCGAAATCTGGTTCCATTTTTGTTTGTAAAGGTGTTCTATTAAACATCTTAGTACCATTAGGTACATTAGTTCTAATAAACCATGCGTTTACATCTGTAAATCTTCTATTCACATAGAAGCCATCAGGTATTACACCTAAGTGTCTAACAGCATTGATGTCATTATTAGCAGTACCAGTTGAACCTGGAGTGTTTAATATTGTATCAGCTGTAAACAATAAGTCAGTAGGTATATGCAATGATTCTGCATTAGCACCTATTAGAATGCCACGATCATCAGTAGTTTTTTGAATCTGAATGATTGATGCTTCTAAAGTTGCTTCAGCTATTGCAGCAGCTGCAGTAATGTTAGTTACTGTACCTGAACCTACAACTGGATGTGCTGCACTAAACATTGGTACACCATCACCTTGATTGGTTGCAAAACCATTATTATACAAGTCAGCAGCTTTTTGCTGTTTTGTATTTGCCATGGATCTTGCTAATCCTTTTGCTCTTAGTTTTGCAAAAGTATCATATAAATTATCTTCCATAGCTTCTTCAGTTACTGCGAATGCTAATGCAACAGTTTCAGCAGTATAACGTGCTGTATAACTTTCTGATGCATCATCATAAACAACTGAAGCACCTTCGTTTTTAACTGGTGCTCCACCAAAACCTGTGAAGAGTACTTCTTCTTCAAATGCTCTGTCTGATGATTCTATTTCGTATAATGGTTTATGTTCTTCGTTTACTTCGCCATACTCTATTCCAAAAACTGCATTCAGTCCAGGGAGTAGTTCTTTGGCAATACTCGATCTATTAATAGCCATTTATTTAATCCTTTCCTGATTAACTGCCTGAAACAGTAGCTGTTATAAAATTATCCATATGAGTATTAATACGTACTTCATACCAAGGGAATGCGTCTGTAATACCTGCTGATGTGCTGGTACCTGTATCCCAAGGTGCTCTACGTATAACTCTTAAATTACTTATAGCTAAAGTGTTACCATCTCCATCCATAGTATAAGCACTATTACCTGTTCTGTGGCTTCCAGTACCTACAACCCAAGGTACATTCCAAACACCAACACCTATTGGATTTGTTGAAGTTGTTACTCCTACATTAGATTGAACAAAAAATGTTTGATCAGGGTCACTTGCAATATGAATTTTTACATCAGTTGCTGTAACTCCACCAACAATACTTTTAGCGAACTTTTGTTCTCCACTACCATTTACGAAACTACACCCTTGAAATATACCTGCAGCCTTTAAAGAGGCTTCAGCAGTACAAGGTTTAATTGTACCTAAAGATTCAATAAAAATTGGATCTCCTGTAAATATATCTGAAGGAATTAATGCTGAAGCCACTTTAGGGCTTGCATGATTCAAATCAATAGTTCGTACACCAGTAGAGTTAGAACCATCACCATTTTTCTTAGCGAGGGTTAAACCTCGTGGGGCATTTACACTTGCCATGTTTCTTTCTCCTTAATTATGTGATAATAGAATCAGTCTTG